CTGGCGGAGTATATTTTAAAGCCCTTAATTTCAGGCTTTAGCCCATTAGCTTCATAATCAAATGCAAACGCCTTACCCTTGTTAGCTATTAGAAGGTTTTTAAGCGCCTCCGCCGCCTTGTCTGGGTTGGTAATTACTGTGATTGCTTTGTCGTAGCGTGTCGCGCCCCCAGGCCACGGTTTGCCCCGTAAGGCCAGTGCTGCGCGTAAGTGGCGCTTAAACCATACCTGCGCCACATTCTCGCGTTGTGTCAGTAGCCAACGCGGTCCATACATAGGGCAAACCCACGCATTAGGGCTTTGGCAGGGAATCCTCCACCCAGGCCACCTAGCAAACTCTCCTACATCTTCTTTCCATGTTTCTCTCAAAACACTTCTAAGTGCCAGTGGACCCATTGGTATGATTATATCGGGGTCTTTCTCTTTTATAACCCTCCTTAAGTTAGGGTAACAGTAACCCGCCTGCTCTGCTTTTACCTTATCACTACTGTGACAAATGACGGCACTTGTCTTCCAGCAGTCTTTTTCTATGTCAATGCCCTCTTTAGCAAATAGCTTTTTTATCAAGTCATTGGTATCACCCACTAAGCCACGCTTACGCTCATCCTCACTTATAGAGGTATTGTCCGTGACAATAAGTATGCGCTTCCTCCCTAAGCCAAAAACATCTGGCTTAGGAAAGTTGCACTTTTTGTGAAGTTTGCACGCGCCACACTTAGGCAAGACCCCTGCGGGTTGCTTGGACATTACTTCGCTTGATGAAAAGAAACCAGCCATTACACTAAGAACTCCAAGCAGGCAAAATTTCCCTTTTCAAAACCATTTGGGTTTTTATGTGACTCGTCCCTGTAGGCATCTCTTCCTAAAACCTCTTTTATGGGAAGGAACCCCCCATCCGCTACAATGCGAATTTCTGGGTTTTCTTTCCCTGTTTGTTTTCTGGCTTCCTGTATTAACTCGTCTAGTTTCATATTATTAGCTAAGGTTAAGGCAAGTGACGTAGGTGAAGCGTTTGTCCTCTACTTTAAGCTTACTATCACTGATAATAAACTCATCGTGCTTCTTGACAACATCCGCCATAACTTTAGGAGCCATACGGAATGTGATCTCTTTGCCACTGTATTTAATTTTCCGCTTCTCCTTATACCACCCGCTAGCCCCCTTGCTGCTGATGGTCACCATACCTGTTTCAATTTTAACAAGCACATTATCATCTTCGCCTGAGGATGAGAAAATAGCCGCCTTGTCCGCCGCATCGGCCAGCCCCTTTGGAAGCTCAGTGGTAACACCATCATCTACTATAATAGCATCATCAAGGTCGTTAAACTCATCTGTGTAACGGCGGCAACTAATCACCAACCCGTCTGGGTTACGGAAGTGGATGAAGTTTTTAGTCTCAGCCACCTCACTCATGCCAAGCCCTGTGATGTGTTTAATACTATCACGCCTCACAATGGTATTGGCTGTAATGGGTGTCTTTAGCTTGTAACGGGCAAGCTGGATGTTGTCACAAGCCTCAATAAAGTTAGGGGTGACGTGTACACAAGAAAGAATAAACTCGTTCTTGTTCTTCCCCGCACACTCTGAGACAAGTTCAATGGCATCGCAGAAGTCTTCGTCAAGGTCAGCCCAATCCTTTTCCTTGGGAAGCACTACACTGTCAATGGGTAGCTTAATGTCCAAAGTCATTGTAATGCCAGCGCGTTTAGATTTGCCCTTAATAACAAGCTCCCCCTCCCCTTGCTCAAGGCTAATAACATCCTCAGTAAGCTTACCAAGGATATCAATGAGGGGTTTACTCTCTAAAGCCCCCTCGTAACCAATGTCACATTTAGTGGAGCAAAAGATCTCCTCATTGTAGGTGTAAAGCATACCGCCCTTAAACACGAAGCAAGAACTTTGCTCCACATTCTCTTTGGCGCTTATTCCGGGGGCTACTGAGTTGATTTTACGCAGCAAGTCTTCTTTTTTATGTGTCTTTTTCTTCATCGTCATTTAATACTTGGTTTTGGTGTAGTTTTTCAACTACCGCTCTGATTTTTTCGATACTAATTTGGTCAAGGCTCTTTGTGCGCTTTGCCCTAAAATTGATTACCTTTGTGTAGTTCACTTCCGCATCCTCACAAACCTTCTTGAGGTTAAGGTATGGCATAACCCACATGAACCACTCCATGCTCTTACTAAGCCCCATGCCACCTAATAGCCCTCCTTGTTTGGCAGCCCTTTTGCCGTTTTCCTCCTTGTTGGCTAGTTTGGGTAGTAGCCCAGGGAAGTCAGTTACCTTGTCAACCTCCTTGACAAGTAACTCCATTTCGTAATCCCTCCCATTCTCATCTTCTTGCTCATCGGAGGTGATGTCAAACGTACCACGGCGTAAGATTTCTTTACTGCCATTTACGGTTTCTTTTATGAGCCAGGGGTAAACCCCAACTCTTTTTGGTTTTTTAATTATTAGTTTTTTCATTGTGTATTAATCGGCGGTCATTTGGCTTTAAAGTAGTCTTCTACAACACTGGGGCGAATGCCAACAACCCAAAACAAGTCGCCCTCTTTTAGGAATTTTACACACTTAGCCTCATAGATGGGGTCTAGGGGCAACTCCCCTAGCCTATCTTCGCAGGCCGTGTGGTAATCCACACCAGCGTTTACTATGGTTACATCGAAATGTGCTTGGTAGAAAGTGGGTGCATAGCGTAGTAATCTTTTCTTAGAACTTGCCCCTACGCTTATTCCCATTATAGGGATGTGCTGGAGGTTGTTGTCTTTCATGCCCTGCATGATACCACATAGGCTCATACCACTTCCCACGGGCACTACAATTCTTTTAATTTTATCAACGTATGGTAATAGGGTTTTAACCTCTAGGGCTGTCCCTTTCAAAGCATCACGGTGTTCCATACCAAAGGGGATATGTTTCCAGTTTTTACTATGGCCGCTTACATCCGCCTCAGCCCTAGCAATAATCACATTGTTGTAACCAGCTTTATGTTGTATAAGTTCTGCCTTAGCGCCTTTGGCTAGCACCATTTCAGGGGTCTCCGCCCCATTAGGCATGTGGAGCCTTGCGGGAATGCCTAGGGTTTGCGCGACACGGGCGACGATTACCGCTTGGGGGCTACTACGCGAGCTGGCGGTTATAAGGCCGTCTGCGCCTTGTGCTAGCCGCCAGCAGCCCCTCACCTTACCACCGCTTACCCCGTTAATGGTAAACAAGTCATCGCGCTTTACCAAATACCCTCCATGCTCTTGTATGGGTGTTGGTTTAGTGAAGTTCTTTTTCTTAAACATGTTAATCTGTTTTAGTAAATGTCTGCCTCTGTTCCGTCACATTGCTTGTAGGCATCATCATTATCTTCTTCTTGTCTGCGTATCAGCATACGCAAACAATTTCTGACGTGGTCTTCGTCCATATCCCCTACTGCTATGCGCTCCCCCTTTTTAGTTGTCCAATATTCTTCTTTCATGTTTATGTGCTTTAGGTTACATGCTCGCGCTATGAGCACTCTATTTGTTCACAAAATAGAAACGGCGGGCTTGTAGCTGTAGCCGATTCGAGCTATTTCAATATCATCTCGGTACCCATCGAGACTCGTTGGCGTCCAATAGGCTTTCCGCCCCTGCCACCACATCGAGTCGCCTGTTTCAATCGCGCGTGAGTCTTCATTCACTTCCACCTTGATTGCGAGCTGTTCGCCGTCGTCTTCCACTACGATTTCGATGTGATCGTAGCCACCATTTGTTACAATTACGGTTCCTCCTGTCATAATATATGTCTCCTGAGTTGCCGACTGAGAACCAGACGGACTATTCAATTCATTTCGTTCCTCATTCATGTTTTGTATTTATCTTCCTCTGTTTTAAGAAACCCAAAACCCTCGGGCTCTTCATATAAAGCATACTCAAGGGCGCGGTTGTAGTAATCCTCACCCCATAATTCTATGATAGCTACTTTACAGCTTTCCACCACTGTTGGCATATCTTTGAGTTTTTTGTTTACTAAGCGCAAAGATGGGAAGCTGTTTTTGGTCTTACTTTTAAGCTTCTTTTTATTGTAGTCAAATAATCTCCCTTTTGGAGTAACGGAGGTTTCATCAAAAGCGTAGTCCCTGTCATTAGGGCAATGCAAAACAGCCCAATGGGAGAGCACTAGCTTATTATCAGGTGTCACTTGTAGCGGGAATAGCTGGCAATACACTGGTCTTTTTTCCCCGTGTTTGCACCCTGTTTTAGTCAAACAACGGCAACTACCTTCTTGAGAGAAGCGCCTGGGCAGGTTCATGCGCTTACTCTCTTCTTCTGTAGTTTCAACCTCTAGCGTAGGGCTGTTACAGCACTTAAATTCACAATAGCCACAGAGCACCCTAAAGCGCAGGAACTTAGTGAAAGCTGGGGGGTTGTTTTTATCTGCGTGAGTTACTGTGTACATAATTAAACTATAAAGTCTGTTATTGTAAGGGTTGTGTCAACGTAGCGTTCTTCTATAGGACACCCAGAACTATACTCTGCTAAACAAAGGAAAATACGCCCATTAAAAAGAAACAAATTGTAATCGTCTTTTACGCAATGGTTGTAAGCTTCTTCTAGTGTCCTTGCTATCTTGGACTCGTGTAATTTTCTAACTGCTTTGATATATGTGCTCATAGTGTGTTTTGGTTATACCTACCTATCGGGCGTTCATGCCACAAAAAACCCCCTTCAAGTGTTACCTCAAAGGGGGTTTTAATTCAACTTATGCCTAAGTCTAAATGGTGCTATTCTTCTTCGCTTGCAACTTCCGCCGCAATTGCAAAGTTAAACTTTTCACCCTTAGCCTCGCAGTAGCCACGGATGGCTTGCCAAGCATTACGGGCAGCAAACAAGGATTCACGCTCGTTTGGCACGCCGCAAGCCTTGTCGATTTCTTCAACCATCTCTGGTGTTAAGCCACCTTCGAGTCCATGCGCAGCAAAAACTGTGCCACATGAGTAAGGGCGGTTTCCTGTAACTTCCACGTTACGGATTCCAGGCAAACCCTTCTTAGGCTTTGGCGCAGCCTTAGCTTTCTTTTTCTTTTCCGCAGGAGCCTTGTCGCCTTTCTTGGCGGGGGCTTTTTCTTCCTTGGCGTCGGCAAGAATGTTGATTTCGTCAGCGGAGGCAAGCTTCTTGAATTGCTTTGCTTGGTCCTTGTCGAGGCCTTCTGGGGCATCCTCACCAACGAGCTTTGTAAGGCGCTTTGTGAGGATGGTTTTGGTGAGTTTTACTACTTGAGCCTCTTTTTTACCTGAGGCTACAAATAGGGCGATTGCTTCTTTTCTTGTGATGTCCATGATGTTATTTTTTGGTGTGTTAAAAACAAGCAACATTAGCTTGCAATGTGTTTATCGCACTACCAACACGAAAAAGTTTAATTTTTTAATATGAAGTAAAAAGGGGCTCACGCATTGCAAGCTATACGCAAGCCCCTTCCTCATTACTATTACATCATTGTCTTAACAAACAGGAGGGTGTGATGAAAAGGCACACCCTCCAATTACATGTATCGGTGCAACCACCGTAAAAACTACCAAACAGATTTGACGCCAGCGGCACAAACATCAAAGCAATTAGCAACGGTACAGCATTTGTAAGTAGAAAACCCACCATCCCGCTTTGCTATGTAGTTCAGTCTTTGTATGCCCCGCTCCTTTTCCTCTGGGGTCTCATTGATACCAATCATAGCAGTAACGTGTGCAACCTTTCTTTTATCCTCACTAAAGTTATTCATGGTCAGCACTTTCTCATCATAACTAGCGGCATTGGCCTGCGTAGCGGTGATGACACAAATATGGTATTTCATGCTAATGGCACGCAATTGCTTCCAAGTCTCATTGATTTGATTCCTCACCTCCATCCCCCCATCAGGCATCGCCAAAATATCAGCGTAATCAATCATAACAACATCAGGCAACCACCCCTCTCGGCTCCATGCCTCTAGCTGGGAGTTTATGCCCCTTACGCTCAGACTACTACTAGGATGTGTTTGCACCTCAAGGAACTTGTCCTTGCTCCTTAGCTTGGTTTTTTGGAACTCGTCTAAGGCATCAAAAGTTCCTTGCACACTAAGCCCTTTCGTGACTACAACCTCTTTATTTTTTATTTTAACACTCTTCCCATTAACTACAAGGTCTATAGGCTTCTTGAATGTTTTGGCTTTTAGTGGCACCCTAGCCACCCGTTGAGAAAAACGCCGTATCCATTGGTTTTGGCTCATGTCACCCACACTAAAAACAGCTACCCGTTTTCTACTTAACAAAGCCCTATACACACACTCCATCAGCCACTGGCTCTTGCCCCGCTTCTCAGGGGCAAGGAAGCTGATAAAGGTGTCCCGTGCAAAAATATCATCAAAGAAATCACGCAAACCATTATTGAATTTTATGAGTAAATTTTTAGCCTCATCTACCTGTATGGCTTCTTTAATAACCTCCCTGTCTTTAAATGGGTCTACCCCACTAGCACCACTAAGCTCTGGCTTGTTAAAGTTCTGCATCACGGCAATGGCCTCTACCACTTTGCCACGGTCTATCAACCCCTGTGCTATCTCATTGGCTTTACTGACGCTTACCTCACTGAAGTATTCCTGCGCCATATCCAAGATACTATCTGGGTTTATTTCCTTATCTTTATTGGAGTATTCGTCACTAAGCTCCGCTAAAAATTTATCAATAAGATCTACGGTTTTGTCATCCATTGGGCGTTCCTCTGCCCAGCTTTCAAATATAGCCTCTATATCTGCTTTAGGGGGCTTCTCATATCGCTTAAAGTAATCTACAGCCCAATTACCAATCATGTTCGACCAAGCGTTCCTAAATAACCCCTCTTTGCACCACTTAGAGGTAATCCTAGCTAAGACGTAATCATTGACCAGCATGGCTACTAAGATTCGCCTTTCTTTGTGACTTTCTTTTTTAAGTATTTTCATGTTTATTTATTCTGTAAATATTCTATCCAACTACGCACCCTAGCCTCCCAGTTACCTGTGGGAATTATGGCATACTCTTTGCCTTCAAAGGCAATAGTAACCGTCATATAGTATAATGTATCTGACCCCTGTATATAGTTATACACGGCACTTATAGAGGCGTATATGCTTTTATTGTTTTTGTGAATGTTGTCAGCGGCTATTAGTATTTCTTGCCCAGTCATACAGTCTCCTCCTCTATACCGTCGTGCTTACCTTTGTTATCGTCATTCTCATCAAACCTTAGCATGTGGTCATATAAAGCCTCAAACTTCTTTCTAAACGACTCCGCACTCACCGCCCTCGGTATGTATGGGTCTTTGTAACGCAGCCCATAGAATTTAAGCACCTCTTTGATGATAGTTTCCGCACTATCATTCCCTTTCATATCAAAGGTGCGTAGTAGCCTAAAATGTTCTAGGTATTTTTTATAGTTGACAGATTTAATACGTCCATTGGCCTTGAGAACTTTTTCTATGAAGTAAGTAGTTGCTTTTTTATCAAAGGCTGAAGCTTTATTAACAGGATTGCCAAAAGTAGCCACTGGGTTCTTACTTCCTTTCTTTGGCACATCCATTTTATCAACTAAGCGTAGAGCTTTGTGCATATTTGCCACCAATATTCTAACATGCCGCCTAGCGGGTACTCCCCTCTTGCATTGTTCTATATAATTCCTATTGGTTAAGTTTTGTAGCAACCTTCTTTGTTGGTTATCACTTAAACCTAGATCAGATTTTATCTTCGCCACTGGAACAAACACCCACCCCTCGGAGTCGGCCTTGCAATTTAGTAAGAAGGATAGCACAACAGCATGTTCTAGATCAAGTATCTTAATTAGCGTTTTGCTAAACATAAACCAAGAACCAGAGGCGTATAGGTTTGTAAGTTCTTTTGTACTAATTCTAACGTCTTCCATAAATTTTGTTTGCTTTTTGGGGGTAATGCGCGATAAGTAAGTATAAGCGGTTGGCGTGGTTGCCTGTGGCTTGTTATGTTAAAGCCCTAGGTGTTAAAGCCTAGGGCTTTTTAACACCCTTGTGTTACCCCATACCTCGGTCGCAAGGCGTTTGTCGGGCATTTATAGGGCATAATCATGTTAGGCACGGGAGGGCTCGATGAAGGTTTGGCGGAGCTCGGCTATTTCCTCTTTACAGGCACTCCCCGCATCTTTGGCATCGAGGGTTACTACGTAAGTATCACCCTCGTATAAACTAAGGGTATTTGCTAGTGAATTTCCTCTAGCCACCGCCTCGGGGTCTGAGTCGAAGCAGACTACTCTAGTGGGGTATTTCACCATATCCGCAACTTGCTCAATGCTGTAAGTTGTCCCGCAAGTAGCCACTGCGCCAGGTCCGATACGCATTGCATCAAAAGGACCTTCTGTTATAATAACAGCATCACGGGCGTAATGCTCTCCAAATAAAACTTTCTTATGTGGGTAAACCTCATCACTTTCTTTGGCGCTTATGTAACGCATCTCTAATGTGTCTTTTATAGATCTTGTAGTAAAGCTAACCTCAATGCCATTGTAAAATATAGGAATGTAAATACGCCAATTGAACCCGATAGAAACAGGTATTCCTTTAAGCCCCCAAAGTCTAGCATCTTCTTTCGTAAAGCCTCTTCGTTGCAAATACTGAATATGTTGCTTCCAAAGCCTCCCAACTCCAATTGGCCTCTTTACTTTGCCACGTCCCTCGAACTTGATAGAGACAGATGAATTCGTAGAGAGGTTTCCAACTAAATCTTTCAACTCTCCGTAATGATGCTTACCTGTGTATTCAAGCATTACAGACATCACACTTTTTTTACCACACCTCCAGCAATTGCAGTATGATCCGCTGATATTATACCCTAAGTGAAGTTTTCCTGTATCCCGTCCACAGAATGGACAGTCTAGTTGAATCCATCCGTGTCTTGCGTGTCTATGCCCACTTGATACATAGTGTATGTTGAATTGATCGAGTATCTCTTTAAATTCCATTAACCAGAATATGGGTCGTTCTTTGGGTCGTATTCTTTACTAGCGGCTTTGCATGAGCCATTGTTTGACCGTTTATCTGGGAATATTTTAGCCCCCTCAGCCCCTACTTGAGCGTAACGGCTCATAAGGGCTTCAATTACACCCTTCATGCTATGCCCCTCCCTGCAACACCTTGCTTTGAAGGCGGCATGGAGATTAGGGCTTACGCTTTTTATGACTAGTTCTTTGTATCTCATTATTATATTCTTCCTTACTTTGGGCACACTTTACTATCTCATACATCCAGGCATAAAATAACATCAGCCCCAAACTTAGCACAATGCCAAGGCATAGGAGCATTCCAATTATCATTATTATGTGCTTAAACTCCATTGGCCATTTGTTTTATTAGTTCTGTTGAGAGGTCTAGGCCGTAAGCTTCGTCACTTCCATCCACCCCATCTATGATTTGTTGTTGTATTCTGTTCTTCTTTTGCAGTAGTGCGGCATGGTGCTCCTCTACCGTCCCTGTTGCTATTAAGTAGTAGACGTTGACATTTTTAAGTTGGCCTATACGGTGAGCCCTGTCCGTAGCTTGATTCATCCATCCTGGGACAACCCACAGTTCTAAAAAAGCTACTAGGCTTGCAGCGTGAAGTGTGATACCTTCTCTAGCGGCAAGGGTTCCGATAAACACTCTGATTTTTGGGTTGTTTTGGAATTGGCGCATAGCCACTGGCCTATCCTCTGGCTTCGTTCCACCGTGAATGGAGACGCAGATGTCACCAAACCTCTTTTGCAATGCCTTCACTGCAGCCCTATGGTGGCAGAAAAGAATAATTTTTTCATCCGTGCTATTAAGCATCCCTTGAACCCAGTCAGCGGCTTGTGTGAATTTAAGCTTTGCCGTGAGTTTGCGTAAAGCAGACATTTTAGACACCGCTTCAGCTTTGGCCGCTTTCTTTGCTTTGCCCTCACCGTAATTAGCCCTAACCCATTCAATGAAGTCAGTTTCAGCTTTCTCGTAAAGCTTCCTCTTTTTAGGTGGTAGCACTATGGGGATGACTTGCTCTGTCTTTGGGGGCAGCTCTTTTAGTACATCTTTCTTACGCCTACGGATCATCACATCAGCTAATAAGATCTCCCTTAATTTCTTTTTATTCCTAGCGCCATTGAATTGCCACCCCCAGGGAGCCTTATGGGGGGCGCAATACTCCCATGCAAATTTTGGGAAAGATGGGAATAGGTCTGGCCTTACTATGTGAAGCAAAGGCCATAGATTCTTTGGGGTGTTTGTCATCGGTGTCCCCGTAGTGACAATTTTATGTGGTATAGTCCTTGAGAGTTTTATAGCGGCCTTTGTCCACCCCGTATCCCTATTGCCTAGGTTATGCCCTTCATCAAAAATAATCACACTAGGTTTAAGCTTCTCTAAGTAAGCTGCCCAGTATTTGAGTATGTGGTAATTTAGAACTATTATGGGTGGGTGTGGTATGAGGGGGCTTACTGTGCTAGGAGGTTTCGTCCCCTCCAACACTTCCACAGCTAGCCCAAAGTGTTTAAAGGCCTCATCCTTCCACACCGTTTTAACAGAGGCCGGGCAAACTACAATGGCTGGGCGTTTCTTTGTTTTAAGTAAATAAAGCAGAACTTGAAATGTATTATGTGTCACAACATAATCATCTGTAACATAAAGGCTGTCTTCCGCTGCAACGGATATACATTGTGTCTCTGTTTTTCTAGAGTAAACAATAGATTCTATTGTGGCGTTACCTTTCCAATTGCCAGCAGGTTTCCAGTTTTTGGCTTTTCTTTTCAAGTAAAAGGGGCATTCCCATACCTTTACATTTACTTGAAATTCTATGCCTTTGTCATCTTTCGTTCTGTCATAAGCGTGTTTTAGTGCAAGCCCCCCCAATGAGCGTACAAGTTCCACTACACCATCTGCTAACTTTTCACTCATTGTATGAAAAGTTATGCGGTTTCCCACGGAACACCCGTCTGTATCCATCAGGCCGCGCAGTAGATCAAAGCGCTGGCTTACACTCCCATTTAGGTATTCTTCTGGTATGTGCTTATAAATACTTTCTACATTGACACCTAGTCTAATAATTTCTTCTTGTATAGGGTTTTTTCTGTGCTCTTTGTAGCATAGTCTATAGCTGGGGCAAGCACCCTTTGATGTGTGCTTATTCATACTCCACATAATGGTAAGGCGCTTTCTTACAATACCTATTATTTCTTTATCTATATCAGGGGTTGTAACAACAACAAACCCATCGGTGGTAGAGCCATCACCAAGGATAACCCCCATAAAATAGGGGTCTATTTTATATGCACGGGTAGGCCGTTCTATTGGGGATACCATAGGTATTTGAAAGCTTTGGCGTCCTTTGTGCTCTAGCAGTTGCCTTGTGGTCTTCACAGACCACCCTTTATTTTGACTAAACTCTGTGTCGCGCACCTTCCACAAATGATCTATGCCACACTCGGTTGATGCACCCCCTCTCATAGTAACCCTATACACATCTTTTACCCCTTGTGGAAATACTCCAGTTACTGTGGTAGGCTTACCGTCTTTCCCAGATATAATAGAACCAACAGCGAGCTCCCCCATTGTAGTCCACCCTGAGGGGGTTGCTATTTTGGCGTCTAGGGGCTGATCTTTGCCGAGTCCCATATCATCCCCAAGTATGGCATTCCCACCCCATGCGTGAATTTGCTTTGCACCTACAACTTGATAGGGTTTTGGCTTGGTGTAGCCTCTGCTTTTAGTTTTTGCTGGCATCAGGGAAATTAAACTCATCTACACTTGCAAGAGCTTTGTTTGTATCATCACGGAATTCTTGCAAGCTTTCCATAATCAGTGTTTTGGTGCTTTCATTGTTACCACAATTGTTCAACAAAGTGTCGCCCACTTGTTTTAGAGCTGTGTCAAAGGACATTTTAAGCATGTCTGTGAAATACCTCATGGAGGTAAATATAGAGGCTTTTATGGTGTTTTTATTGAACCACCTGTAAATGTAATCCCCATGCATATGCTCAAGGCTTGCGTATAGCTCGATTACATTATCATAAGTGGCGACCTTCCCTACCCCTTTTCCTATATGGCAAACTACTTTCCCGTCGGCAAAGCGCACTTCACACTCTACGTCTATGAAAGCCGCTATAGCGTGCTTTTGTTGAATGAAGGCTTGTAACTCCATTGTTTGTATTTGTTGTGGGTCTGCTACCATAATGAATCGTGTATTTGGCTAAATCTGCGCCCCGTGTCGGGCTTTTCGAGTGTGTGCTGGTATAGGGCTGGCTGCGGCATGGGGTAAAGCCCTTGTCGGGCAAATTTAGCCCCTTGTTTGCCCCATGAATAACTTGCTTGCGTTGGTATGTATATCGGGTCGCCCAAACAAATGATACCCTAGCTCTTCAAACGCACTTACTACTTGCGGTTGCTTCCACCCTAGGGTTCTTTTTAAGTAGTCCTTCACGCTTGAGCGGTAGTTCCTTGGGGTGCCGCCCTTGCCATCAATGATGCATTGGAGTTCCTTGGGGGCATAAAGTATGAGGTTGAGTAATTGGTAGCCGTCTACACTCAAACTATTTTTAAGGTAGTCCATGTCCAGGAAGGCGGCTTTTTCTTTCTGTGCCACATTCTCTAGCATCTCTGGCTCTACCGCTGTGTGGTACTTAGTGGAGCGTGTCCAAATGGGCCTGTAAATATCAAGCAAGCCCATCCATACCCAGCTTCTGAAATGTGTTGTTCTACTTACCGTGCAAGTCGCAGGGTCCCACTGGTTGTAGGCTTTCATAAATATCGTGTTTGCATTGCTAATATACTCATCAACATCACCACAATACTTACGGGCAAACCCGTGACAAGTATGATAAATTAGTTTTTCGATTTCTTTGTATGTTTCTTCGGCGGTTGGTTTCTCTATTGTGGTTGTCATTTTATTATTATTTATGGTTTCTTTGTTATGCGTTCTTGAGCCCGTTTTGGGTCTCCTTTGCAAAAAATCAATACGTTTTGGTGAAGCTTTACAACTTTTCTATTACCACGTATGAAGGTATTGTTTGCTCTTAATGGTGCCGTTCCAGCACAGTTTACTAAGATGATGTCGTTATAGAAGAAGCACCCCGCATCCTCAAACGCCCTAATGGTGTCTCCGACAAAGTCATGGATACGGCCTGTATTCTTATCTCTAAAGTTGGCAACAACCCATCCTGCAAACCTGTTGTTTTTGAGCTTTTGGGCGGCAAGCCTGATAATTTCACGGTAAGTAACAAGAAATTCATCATACTCTTTATTGCTAATATCTTCAGGTGCATCACTGTAAACTTCTAAATCCCCGTATGGGGGGCAACTAAACAAGAAATCTGCTTTAGGCGCTTCAGCCATTTTAACTAAGCTGTCCCCTTGATGCCACTTTGGTTTATATTTGCCTGTCGTGATCTCGTTGATTTGCTCAATGTTGGCGGTTATTTGCTTTGCACTGAGGTCATTCCCCCAATACTTAAAATCCATTACACTTGCTACAATGCCCCTCACGCTCCCCCCAGCAAAGGGGTCTACAATAACGCCCTCAGGGGGAGCAAACCACTTGTAACAGAGTTCACATACGTTGGGATCAAATACACTTGTTTGGGCAACGCCTGAGGGTCCTTTGCGGTATTCGTTCAGCTTGGCGGAGAAGGTCATGTTATCCTCCCTACCCTCCTCGCTACGCATACCAAGGGCTCTCCACTTCCGCTTACGCGCTTGCCACTCACCTTCTCTTGTATTCCACACACTAAACGGGGGGATGAGAAACTTGTCATGAAGCACGCTTCTTGATGCAGGTGTAATGGGTCCAAGTAGCCCCATGCCGTTTAGTTTCTGATTTATGTCTGTTGCCATTTTATGTGAGTAATGTGTGTAAGTGGTAAAGCTTGCGCAGCCCCGTATTGCATAGCAATACTAAATTTAAGTTCGTTTAATTAAACTTGTTCTAGTGATTACTCTTTGCTCTCGTTTAGTAACATCAAACCCCTGCTCTTCTTGCTCTCGTTTAGTAACATCAAACCCCTGCTCTTCCATCAACGTAATGGCTCTCACAAGAGCATCCAATTTGTGTAAGAAGTAGTGGTTTTTAGGATCACCAAAAACCCTCCAGCCTTGTGGTCGTTGTGGTGGTGCTGGGCGTTCACACTCCTCAGGCATAACTGCCCCACTCATCATGTGGGGCACAACTTGAATAATGTGGTTCTTAAAGTAGCCCTCCTGCATAGTCCTCCATGCCTCGTAAGTCCGCCACAGGGGTGTCTCTAGGATTGTGTGGAATAAAGAGGCGGGTTTATCCGTCCCCATTTTCTTCCATTTAGCAAACAACAAGAAACCATTCCGTTCGGCGTATTGTTCTTTAAATTGTGTTTCAGCTAACTCACGGCAATGCGCCATGATGTCTTTTCTTTTTGCATCCACGCAAAGCAATTGCGCCCCCATTTGGTAGAGAAAGTCGTAGTAGAAGTCTTTCAAATCTTGATTGCTCATTTGTTGCATATCTTTCTTTACGCTCTGCCCTATAGCTTTGCATTGGTTCACTGGGTGGTCCGCTTTCCATATTGTTAGTGTCTTTGCCATATTGTTTCCTTTTGTTTTATTGTTGATGTTATACTTTAATTGAATTGTGGTTTTCCCCTAATTGGGATTCTACTTCACACCCATCTTTCTCTAGCCTTATAACAAGCTCCTCTGGCTCGGTGTAAACTTTCTTCTTCCAGTTGTTCTTGGTAATTGCCAGCGGCAATCCACAAAATGCGTTGATAGTTTTTGGCGGTGTCTTTTAACTCTTCTTCTTCCCAACCGCCAGTATCTGCTAACTCACGGGCAATACTGATGGCTCCCATTGTTTGGTCGCTCCAGTCAATTTTGCTAGCCCAGTGCTCACAGTCCTCGTCACAAGCTCCTTGGTGGTGGCACTCTAGGAGGGCTTGTATGGGGAGTAATAGCTCTCCGTGTTCGAAGTATATAGTTTCAATGCTCATGTGATTGTGTGGTTTATTGTTATGTTATTCAATGGCTTTGTTGCCATATTTATATAATACCATAATGTAACATTCAACCAAGCTTTATTTTTACTTCTTTTACTCCGTATCGTTATTTTAGGCATAGTTCTTCTTTCGTTTTTGTTATTTCTATACCAAGGAATTCGTTCAGCCATTTGGCTTTATTTTCATCTAAAGCCTGCTGGACATCTTCTGGCAAGTGCAGGCAATTAGATATGCAGTGCTCTTTGAGTTTTACTTTTATGAATTCAAAGCTTTGTAGTGTGTCTTTCATAGTGTTTTATTCCTATTCATTCTAATGGCTGTTAGCTCTTTTTCTCGGGCAGAGTTGTAAGTGCCTATTTCACTTTCATTTAAAAACATAGCCTCATAATTAGGCAACTCCTCTCCATCTATCGTGTACGCTGGCTTGGCTAGTCGGAGAGTTTTGTAATGCGCAAAATCAGGGTGAATTCCTTGCCTTGTATTCCCTAGGAATACTTCTTGTTTTGTTTTTGGTGGATGTGTTTTCATATAGAGTATTTTTTAAGAGTTAGTGCAAACCTCAGTGCCGCAATAGTTCGGACACCAAATCAGCCGTGCTTGCTGGCCTAGCACCAATTTTAGGTTTTGCGGTGATCTCGGAAGTCTTGGAATCCTCAGAGTAATCGAGGTCATTTACCTCATAATACTCACCACCGACATACTCAAAGGAGTCGATGAACGATTGCGAGTTATTCGCAGCACTGTTTATCCATTCACGAGCTTGCTTTTCGTTATGAAATCCAGCCCACTCGTTAAAAGGGCTCGATCCTGATGTGTCGCAAAAGTGGAGAGGGTTGGAAGAATCAAACCATTCGGGCTGACTCGATTGGCGGGCGTATGCGTAACAATATTCTGTGATTTTCATTTTTATATTCTCGTATTTAGTGTGATGTCGCGCCGAGAGTCGGCACCCGAAAGCCCGCGCAACTCCGAAGAGAGGGCGGGCACCGGGGTTTTTGCCCCTTGGTTATTTATATCCATAGTATTTTATTCCTCTTCGTATTCTGGTGTAGTGCCTAGGATCATGTCCGAGGCTTTCTGTGCGGCACCCGCAGCAACTACGAGCATTTTATTATCGTCCCTCAGCCTACCAATCCACATTTTGATGTAAGCGGCCTCGTCCTCAATTACCAAGTCTGAGATACCTGCGTTAGAGGATAAAAAGCAAGCAGTCATCTCAGCTACAAGTTCCTCATAGGCGTATGCCTTATCACCGTAACGCTTGCCATACTCACGCT